GATTATAAATGAACATAAATGAACGTAAACGTTTTTAATAGGGATTGCCTTCGTAGCTGGTGAGGCCGCAGGCGCAACTACTCCGGTTAGACCACAGCCTTGTAGTAGTCAACGACGTGGAGGCCCAGGAAGAGGCCCTCGTTATCTGCTGTGATGCCGTTCGAGATTACCACGAGCCATTTAGCCTTTTCTTGACGTTCGTCGTAGAGGCCGAGCTCGAGGGCGTTTTGGACAGCAGGTGCCCCGCCCATCTCCTCTTTAGTGGCAAATGATTTCATGTCGCCTGCCCCGGGGATCTTTATCGTCCCGGTGGCGACTAAGGCGTTGTTCAGCGGGTTAGTGTTCGCTGAGCTTGCGTTGTTCTGGATACCGTCGGCGCCTATGTGGCCAAATGCACAATCGCGCTGGTAGTGGACGTTCCAGTACTGTCTGTTGAAGATGCAACCCCATGATGTGTCACCTGCAGAAGCTGAGCCATCGCCAGAATGGATAACGTAGTCAGTGCCCAGGCGGAGCGGTGCCGGCGCGTTGGCGGAGGGACCGTAGGGGGGTGCAGTGCGCGCGCGGAGCTGGTTGTCAATCACTTTCTGATCTGCACAGGCCGTCTTGAGCGAGATGAGAGCGATGGTACACCGTCTAAAGCCCTCGTCATTGTTACTCAGTTGGTACTTGAGTGTTCCGCCCATGTGGGTCAGGTGGCCTGTGTTAAGGGCGGCGTCAGAGCAGCCGAAGAAGATGTCCTTAGTGAAGAACGGCTGGCTGGCTACAGCGAGAGTGTCTGTAAATTGGGTGGTTATCCCAGTGCCTGGATTGTAGAAATCGTTGGGATCCATCGCCGCGTACGGGATGGGGCACATGTAGGGATACCCGGCGGTAGCTACCGTCTCGCAGGGGAGGTTGTTCCTCTGCCAGTGCGTCCGGATGGTCTCATGCTGCGTAGCGTTAAGGCGCTTGACCTGGCGAGAGAGCGTAGCAATTTGGCGGCTTTGCGCGCGAGCTCCCGTATTCTTCCGGATAGCTTTACGTGACAGGACGCGTTTACGGTTAGGCTTGCGTCTACGCTTGAGCGTGGGGCGACGTCGGCCATAGGGCATCTTTAGTTTCATCAGTGGGCACACGGTACTTAAGTAGTGCATATTCTCTGATGAAATGGATATTGAGTCACTCTCCATGTCTAGCTCCGATGACGAGGCCGATGTCCGCGAGATGGAGCAAATGGAGATTGGGGGAGGTAATACTAATTCTCCCCCAAAACGAGTGACTCAAGGGAAACGATGGTGTTTCACATACAACAATTACACCGTTGTGGAGATGGAGCAAATGGAGCATGTTCTGAAGCAGAAGGCTCTTGGGTACATTTTCCAAGAAGAGGTGGGCGACGGATCTAAGGGCGATTCGAAGAAGGGCACGCCTCACCTGCAGGGGTACTACGAGACCGCCGAGAGATCACGTTGGTCCGAGCTCAAGTTGCCCTTTAAGCCGCACTTCGCGAAGGCTAAGGGAACACGGATGCAGAACATGAAATACTGCAGTAAGGTCCGGACAGCGGTACACGGCGGTGGAAGAACGGCGCACTTTAGCTTGAACTTTAGGCCACCGAGGCCTCTGAAGCTGCTGACGGAGGGACAGCTGCGAGCATGGCAAAAAGGTGTCATCGACATTGTAAACCAAGAGCCCGACGACCGCAGCCTCTTCTGGATCTGGTCCGAGAACGGCAATGTCGGGAAGACCACTTTTTGCAAGTACCTCACGGCAACGTATGGGGCTGTACCTCTGGCTGGCAAGGGGGCTGACGTGAGGAATGGGGTCGTTACGTACCTGAACGACAAGAAGACGACGCCTGAATTGATCGTGGTTCCGATCCCGAGGTCGTTTAGTGCAGAATATGTCTCCTACGAGGCGATGGAGAACTGCAAGGACATGTACTTTTACTCAGGCAAGTACGAAGGTGGCGCGGTTTGTGGGAACTGTCCTCATGTGTTCGTGTTCGCTAACTTTGCGCCGGATACATCTAAGATGTCAGAAGACCGCTGGAAGGTATGGCAGATCGATGGTCCCGATCCTGATGGCTTCTGGAGGGATCAGAGTCCCAAGAAGAAGGCGGTGCTGGAGGCTATGGCACGTGGGTGCAAGAACGCGAGGGACGCTTTAAGTCGTTTATGAACGATCGGCACCAGGCATGTGGAGCGCACATACTTGACCCTTGCTTTGCTCAGTTCTCGACACGCGAGCTATGTGAATCTCAAGCTCTGCTATTGTATCTCGCTGGTCGCGCCGCCGCGCTCCCAATAAATTCATCCGATTGATTATAAATGAACATAAATGAACGTAAACGTTTTTAATAGGGATTGCCTTCGTAGCTGGTGAGGCCGCAGG